CTAAAAACCAACATGGGAAATAAATTTCGTAGCGGAGAGACCCGCCAGTCGGTCTCCGTCATGAGCTACGCCCCATGACTAGGTAATTTTAAATCTAACCTAAGATTATCGCACCTGAAGGTACGGGATATACATAAAATTGCTCAAAGAGAAATCGTCTGCAGCACTCTGCATAAGTGAGATTTGCAAACCAGCTGTACCACAATGTGGAACCACAAACTCAATAACAGGCAATGGAACCACTCCCGAGCTACCAAAAGTATCGTCAGAACGAGCAAACAAGTAATTTAGTGGAGTGATTTGAGGACTATCCACTATTAAGGAGTTAGCTTCGTTCTGCAAACGAACAGAATTGCTAAAGGGAGACCCTAACGTGGCAAAAACGAAAGTGTCCGATACACTCACGGGTGGGTTACCCCCAATAGGAAGAGTAACAAAGTTCTGCTTCTGACACAACTTAATTCCAGGCGCTGTATCGGAGAACCTAACTCGAAAAGCCTGGTAACGAAGACCACCCTGGCGGAAAAGGTAACAAGCGCTCCAATATGCTAGAGGAGTAGTATAGGTATCAGTGTACCCATCTGAAGGGTCAAATTTCGCCTGATTAGCAAAGTAAACTTGGTCAAATAAACTAAAATACCAATGTGTATTAGTGGAGACAACGGCTGGCTCCGCTATGTTCATCAATACTCGCGGAAGCTTCACAAAGTCGCGAATACTAGTAATAGTATCTAGAACGTCCGATTGGAACGCAGGGGTGGTTGAAAGCTGCGTCAAATAACGGCTATTGCCAGTATTCTCCCAAGGCTGGGCGAATCGAACATCAATGCTACTCTGGTACACATTTATCTCCACAGAAACACCAGTAGCTTGCAAAGATTCAATGTAGTCCACAACAAGAAATCCATTCGTATAGCCTACCTGAGCCAAAGAAGTCATAGGATTACATAGTAACCAGGGGGAAGGGTCACTATATGGAATATCCATAATTATCTCGTTACCCTCAGATATATCGAGCATCTTAGAGTAAACATCACCGCAATCAGCCAGATAACCAGGAGCCGAAGTGGCATCCGGCATGTAGCGGGCGCGAAGAGTACCTCTACAGAATGAGTTAGAGACAACCTCAATTCGATAACGGATAGCACCTTTCCACATTCCAAAAGCACCAGCACAATAGCCAAGGGGGGTGGTAAGCGTACCAGTCTGGCCTCCAATGGTCGCCGTATTAACTGGAAAACCAGGGTGAACTGGAAATGCCGCCAAGTTAGCCGGAGCTCCAGCCGACCAAACAATGCGAGTCATAAAGCCCTCTTTCTTCGCAATAAAGTCTACGCTCATCTCATCCTCATTCAAAGGATTATCCAACTTCTTTTCGACAATCTGATGAGCAGCCAAAGTATCCGCCACAACACTCCCATTAGTATACCAAAATGGGCCGTCTCTTACAGTTTGTCTTTCAACATGCAAAGGTTCGGCTGGAGAACCAAGACCTAAGGAAGTTAAAGCTGAATTAGTAGCTACTCGAGCAAAATCCGAGGCATAGCCTGATATCACACGCTTAATATTAGCCCCTGCTCGGGACAACCCGCCTTTTATTTCAGATTGGAAGACAGGGCACATCAATTCTACTTCCGTCATCCAAGCATAAAGAGAAAAAGTAACTGAAACTGGAGAGGCAACAGTAGTCTCATTTAATGGATTTAAAATCCGAACCTTAAAATTATCATAAGAACCAGAAGAGCCGCTAACACTGATCACATTAAAATCGGTAGTCGAGGTATAAGGAATAGAGATCTCTTGCGCAACTCGCTCGCAAGGATTCAATATAACATGAGGAAGCTGCATCAATTGCGAAACGTGCAAAAGCGGTATCTTATTTTTCGCAGAAGCATAGTTGCTGGCATTACCAAAAGTCTGCCACCCGCCTACGAGACGTCCCAAATGATATGGGGAACCACTCATTTGCACCCTAACGTGCAAGCGACAACGAATACCATAAAATCCACGAATTTTATTATAAACGTTGGTATTAGCCATCAACGTATCCATGATGCATACGTTAAGAAGATCTGTATTAAAAGCTCCAGCTGTAGACCAAGTATAGGTACCAACAATACGCGGTCGTGCAAGAAATTCAGACAGAGCAACATCCTCATCAGGACGGGCACCTGGTGTATCCATAGGAGGAGCAGTAGTAACCGAACTGGAAGGCATTTCAGAAAGCTCGTGGGTCTCACGGGGCCCCTCTGAAGGGGCCGAAGAAGAAAAAATTTTATCAGTACATCGTTCGAAAAGATCTAGAGACGATGCGGTCTCTAGTCTGGGGTTCTTTGGAAGAAATTCTCCCACAAAATAGCAGCATATCAAGCCTATAAAGATTATAATTCGGCAAGCAGGGATCACACTATTCTGGACTAATTTGGTTCTAAGACATCTAGTCACAACCTCGAGGTTTTTCTCCTCTAGATCTTCAGGGCGATCTAACCCCAACGAGAACTTCAAGGATCTCAAGCCTATCAATAGTCAGGAGATAACACTCGCTACCCAACTCTCAAAGCCAAGGTCAGACGCCGCCTTCTCGTAATCCAACGACCAAGTGGTAAAGTCATTGGCCAAATAAGAAGCTAAGTATTCATCAAAGGTTTTCCCGAGATAAGCGACAGATTCAATCCTACAAACCTCCTTAAGTCTAATTACTTCGGCTTCGAATCGCACTCTACCGTGCAAAAACCATTCAGCAGCAGCATTTGCACAAACTTGCACAGCCCAAGTTCCTTCACTAATACTCGAAGATCCATCATACCAACACAACATTTTATAAATGGACGCTTCCTCTAGTGGAGCACGATAGCCCTCAAACTCCTCATCGAAAATGATTCCTCTCTTCAGGAAAGTCAAGTCTTCTCGTTTAACAAAAGGAGTCAACTCACCCTTTGTAGAAGACGTTACGTCAAAATCCAACTCTTTCGAACAGTCGCGCAAGGTATACTGCGTCAAACGAGCATCATCCACTACTCGCGCAAGACCATCATCTCCGTACGTAAACAGCGTGACCCAGAACTTAAAGTCCCCAGGCATTCGCTCAGGACAACTCCTAAAGAACCAATACCTGAAGATTATTCGTTGCGCAATCGAGTTTACTTCAACAGTAATCGGATCACCTGAAGGATGCCAATCGAACATCAAAAATAACTCATTTACTAAAATAACTACCATATTTAGCAAACACGACAACAAATCTGACGTCAAATTCCTCTGTGAATCTGAAAAAGAAGTGAAGTTTAGCATAAAGACAATATAGGAATATACCAAAGTCTTGATAAAGGCGGAATAACATTTATCAAACTTACTGAAGTCAGTGCAGAAAAAAGAAATGGTTTGGCCCGGAGCTGCCGGCCGATCAAGAGGCTCTCCTACCATATTCCACTGCTTGCTCCCCGCGTTAATCCCCACACTACACTCAGTAATATCTCGTCTACTACGCCAGACCAAGAAAAAGTGCGACAACATGCACCTACAAAGTAATAAGAACCAGAAGGGAAGAATGAAGAACATGCGCGCCATCCAAATCTTGGCAATAGGGCGAATTTCATCTTTAGCACATGCAACAACGGGTATCTCGCGATCCTTACTACGCTTCACAAAATCGTCCAATTGCTCTTGGATAACTTGATTAACTTTCAAATTCCCTACATCGCCACTCACATGGTCCCGCTTTTTACCAGCAAGCGGGTACCCCGGGGATGTATCTAAGTCGACACTCTTAAGCGTACCAGGGATCCCATTCAAGGCTTGTCTCAAACTAATTGGAGCAACCTTTTTCAGATCATCGGCAAGACTAACTGAATCCAAGCGCAGGTCGTCTATCGCTTTTGCTATAGCCACAGAATCAACGCTTAAATTACCTTGGGGTCGTCGAGCCAAAGTAGCTAAAGGACCTTGAGCCTCGCACTTCTCCTTATCCCAAACATCACGCAGCTTCGCCGGCCCATAAAATTCGCTACCACCTTCTGGAAAGTGAGCCGCAAGGAAGCTCTCCCGAAGCTTTGTATTTAAACGCTTCGTTGGGCGATCTAGCGACCCTAACAACCAAGCCGGCAAGGGAAGAAAACTCGTTGGCACTTTGTCCTTAAAGTCAATTATATCTTCCTTCAAGCAGCTACCGCTTTGGAATACGGCGTCTGATACCGGAACAATCGACGACAAGAATCCGGCTGCGGGTTCTAACTCAAAACCTCTCTCACTAAACATACCAACATAAACGTACTGGCCAAATCCAAGCCTACCCCATCCTGCATGGTGGTAACCTAATTGAAAAGCTGTTCCGCTACCCGTCGGCGCGACCACAGGCAAACCGCACATACCAATGTACGTTTCAAAAGGGCAATCATATTCAAAGCCAAAAGCAATAACTTCTCCTTGTAGGGAGTAATTGACCTTCGGCCGAACAACAATTTCCACCCACTCTTTTCCCGTAAATAATAAAGCCTTACCATGAAATGTGCGGGCTGCGTCAAAATCGACGAGATGCGGAGCGAGATCTCGACGCATATTTCCGCTACAACTTAGAATCGAGGTATCACTATTACGAAGATCGTTACGGTCATTCGCACCTTCAACGTAGTTAGTTCGCCAACGCTGACCGGAGGTCTCATCACCACTATTAATGAATGCCCAAAAATTCAGACATTCAGTCACCATATGCGTGCAAATCACAACCTCCTTCTGAGAACATTGAGCATAACCGCTCACACGTCCACTCTCTGCATTTTCACCTGGAACAACCGTTAATAAACTGGCGAGAACGCGCAATTTAACGTCTTCAAGTTTACCACTAGGCTTATCGACTTTACGCATCTGGCGACTAATAGCTCGCCTAGTCTCGCGGTACTCTTTTACCTCTTCATTGTCTCTCTCTGGTATAGAACCCGCAAAATGCGACTTGACCGCAGAAAATCCTTTGACGGCAACAGCGATTACACAAACTACTGTCACCAAACCTACAAGGCGTTTCTTCATGCGATCAAAATCTATCCCGGCATAGTAGGCAACGCAAGCTTTACTGAGACCCCACGACTTAATCAACTCTGTTCGGCTCTGCGCTCGCAACTTAGTTTCTTCAGCAGCCAAACCCACGGCACAAGTCACACAATCACCCAAGCGCTCACACTGGAAAGGCAAATAGTACGAGAAGAAATAAACGAAGGTTACATGGAAGAAGGCTCGCCAAAATCCTCGAGTAAAGTAGGTGCGCAGATAAGCAAAAACGGCGACTATGGAAAATCCTATAGCAATACCATACAAATGGGACTGGTGAACTGCTAATACGGCTTTATTCGCCAACATACAGTTGTCTGCACAGGGAATTCCGAAATGATCTGACGCAACCAGACCATTCGCAGGACAAACTGACGAGTCCAACAATTCTGCCAGACGCGCACTCTTTGCTTTCACTTTAGATATCGTATAATTTGAAACTAGGCGTCGAGCTTCAAGACGATCATCTGTGCTCAAAATACCTTCAAGTGCAAAAGGCTCAAAAATAGCGTCCGGAATTCCAACTTCATAACGCATTTTATAGAAAATGAAGAAGACATCACTACGCTCGGGCCTATGATCCACTGAAAATTCAACACCGGTTTTATTTCGAACTTCCACCGCTAAATCCAGCCTACGAGCAATCGAATTGCGGTCAAACGCGTGAGCTTCTAAAAACCCCCTATTGTTAGTTGTCATAAAAAGAACCATAGGATTCAACTGTGTTGACTTCGCCTTTTGAGCTAAATCTGCAAAAGGCAAAGGGGTCTTATCAAAACTAACTAAAGTATGGAAGATGTTGACTTGCTTAGCCAAAACCTCACGATCGCCACGATACTGCTGCATGTCATCCATTAAGATAGCTTTAACTTGCTCAATCTCCAAGATACCATCCATATGTTTCGTCCCATTTTCACGGACTACGTGAATGACATTTTCTGCCTTAGCACCAGTTGGTATAGCATCGAAATAAGTCAAAACCACATTAATAACCTCCCGGGCAAAGTTAGACTTCGAAGTTCCGGCTTCTCCCATAAACAACTCACTCACGGGACAGACACCAAGCTGAGATCGCAAAGCCAGCTCGCGAATCTGATTAACTTTAGCTAGCGCAGTCTGATAGCGATTAGTTAACTCCGGCTTAGCTCTCGACCTTTTCAACAACTCATCAAGCTTAACCTCCAACAATACGATACGCTTATCGCGTTCCGCATAAAAGTCTTTAGAGCAGCGATCTGGTAAAGGCAGAGCCACTAGCACATCAAGCTCAGCTTCAAGTTCAGCAAATCCCGAAGATAGGAAAGAAGAGATCAACCCTGTCGAATAATACAATCGAAACGAGTCATAAGACATTTCCATTAGTGAGGAGAGGCTCGCGAAAAAATCCAAGAAACTCTCAAAGTTCATAACCGAAGAAATTATACGGGCTGGAATATACTGTTTAAAGAAGACCGAAGAAACAATAGAGGTAAGTAAGCGCACAAATCCAAGATATAGAGGAGACTGCATGAAGGAAGTAACACCCTGATGCGATGGTGCAATCGCCCGAGACATCCACGTCTTGAACATTTCAAGAGCTCCTTCCAGATCAAAAAGGGAACTAAGACGCGTAACTTCCTCAATTGCCTGAGCCCCAAAAGGCAGAACAATATCTAAGAAACAGGTCACCCACATCGACGGAGGAGAAGAATGATACCAAAGAGAAATTACTTTCAAGAGCACCACGACAAAGTCTTCATCAATGCAATCCTTCGATATAAGTGCTCGGAGCCCAGCTATATCATCTACATTTATATTGCCATTCAAGGCATGCATCTCAGCATTATGACTCTCCGCCGCCATTTCTTTCTGAAGCGCGTTCATCATCATGAGCATCCGCAAAGAAGGGGTACTCTGCATGCTCGCCACAACAAGAAAATAGAACTTGCGACTAGCCGGGCAGGTCAAGTCACATAGCGAACTCCAATCTCTATAAAACTGACTATCTCGAAAGTGCTCCCATTGGCGGAAGCGCCGCAAATATGGAAACTTGTTCAGCTTAACCAGGCGACCTCCTTTACGAACAAACATTTCTTGGCGAGCGGAGTGTATTACATAATCGTGAACATTTAACGGAGAACCACCCTGGAAGTGGGGAGCATGCTGCTGTCCGTAGAAGAAAAGTAAGAAAAGACAGAAGAACCCAAATAACACGGCTGTAATAACACTCGGATACACTAATGCCGATTGACGATCCGCACAGCCAAGAGCGTAGATCAAAAAAACAGCTGGCTGATAAAGAACTATCAAGCACACACAAGCCGTGTTCCAACACCAATGTGCCATCACGCCTTGCCTAATTGGAAGTTGTGCCCAGAACACATGCAGAAATACGAGCAACAGACGTATAAGCGCAATTTCAGGACCAAAAGCAAGAATATATATTGCCATCTCACCAAAACCAAAAACCCATGGGCCGACGCCACCATACCAAAATTTTGAAGAACGCTTCATTTGTTCTTCAGCAAGGGGCGCTTGGATACAAATTCCAAAAAGCGCCATTGGAGCGACGCCTAGACATAGTGCGACAACCACGGTCGAAATAACAACTGCATTCACTAGTGCAGGGTCTTGGCGGTACATTGAAATCAAAGCGGTCATTGAGGTCATTCCCAAATAAAAATAAAACACCATGGCCAGGTCGAACAAGCCGAGATAGAAAAAGATGGGGATTAGCACAACAGACGAAATATACAGACCCGTTGTGACTTCGTTCTCAGGCTTAACCACTTCAACAGACATAACTTCTCCAATCCGAACTAGCGAATTGTCAACGAACGAAACCAAAGAACTAATTTTCGGCAAGGCAAAGTCGGCAACTCGGTTGGCCAAAGTGTTAAGACTACTCTCACTTCGCTCGTAATCAACCAACTCTTGTAAACCCTCATCAATACAGCTCGAGCGAGGAGAACGTCGCATGCTACGAAAGTGGTCCGGATAAGTCACCATGTAGCAAGATGCGAAAGCTGAAAAAGTGCTCTCAGGATACATAGGTGAAACCCAGTCATGGTAATCCTGATCGAAGCCAGCTCCAAACTCATTAATGAGAAGTTCAAACTCATCGATATGTAACTTCGCTAAAAAAGCATCGAAGAGAGAGAGCCCATAACGACGAGTCCAAATCGAGTAGCGCAACTGTAGAGCTAACAACCTCCGCCGATCAGCCACTAAGTCATCTGGGGAATCTGAATTACGCACCCAACGGCCAACGTAAAACGGCAGACTCAAATCTGGTAGAGACGACTTCTCTTCGACGTCGTCCTCCTGATCTGCCTCATCGCCGCTCTCTCCCCCCTCCTCTTCATCCGGAGGGGCTCCGCCACGAAGGCGAAGGATAATATGCGGTTCACGAACGAACGCGCGAATCTCACGCAAAACATCTACAATGCGGAGATTATGATCTGCTAAATCAAACCGCAAATCATTTTCCTCTCTATCGGAGTATTGAAGACGAGAATCATCTTCATTACAACCCCGGGTAGGGGGACACACAGAACAACCAGTAACTACTCCTTTCCACAACGAGGTAGACGGATTAATAGGCTGATTGTACTGGAAATATCGGAAGAATGATGATATTTCTAACATCACCAGAGACTTCCTAGCCATAACGTCGTGGCTATATTTTAAATTTTCTATTTTATTTTTAAGCTCCAATTCACACAGACGAATTTCTTCATGCGCAACTTCGGACAACATTTTCTCAATTTCCATGTGGGCCTTTGAATTCATGTTCAAGGTTTAATGGTAAGGGGGTTTTGTTGTTGCACAATCTAACAATTAAGGGACAAAAAGAAAGAGCTAAAGTAAATGGCTTAGCATAGTAAAAGGTCCACCCTGATCCTCTCGATTTAGACTGAAATTCGAAAATTCCAGCGTAAACCAATGTGTCTGACTCCACTAAATTATAGAAGAGGGGAAGTCAGAAAAATGTATGAATGTAAGAGAAATTCTTCGTAAGTAGCAAATAATATGATCATCAGTCAACATAAATTAATATGCCAGTGATGACGACACCCCACGGTGTCGTACAATGTACAAACGGTTACGGTTATTCATTACTGGAATGATTTTTTAGGATATAAAAAGTGTAATGAACCTACATACAAATGGTCAGGCAGTTACGTACTAACAAAATCTACTAAAGATTTAATTAAGTATTAAAGGCAAGAAAGGTGGGGATCGTACTTCGATCCCCAGAATGATAGTAATTCAGACTAATTTAGCTCATTGCAACTAAACTAGAATTAATGATTATAGTATTGACCAACACATCCCTAATCAAAAGAAAAGATGTGACGCAGAAGTCCAAAATCCTGGACTCCTTAAGGTTTTAAACAAAAGAGAAAGTTCTCTAATGTATATACTTTAGCATTGACCAACACACAGCAAATATAAAACTGTGTGACGCAAATTAACAAAATCCTGTTAATTTTGAGACTCTAAACGAAAGAAAAAGTTTTCTAACGAGTACACAACAAGCACAACAAGGAGTTCTGAGGAATATAAATTCCAAATTGTAGTCCGAACGATCGGACGCTTAATAATAGGTCATGATGGTCTCTAAAAGAAACACAACATGACAAACTAATAAACGAATTGGGGGATCTAACCCTGATTCGACAACACATACACGGCTTAAAAAAGC